TCTACTTTAGCTGCAGGGGCCATTCCATAGTTAGCAGGAAGTACCGCTTCATTTCCTTGAAAGACAAAGTTACGAGAACCTTCTTTATTCATTTCTACTAAACGCCACTTCGGTTGTCCAAAAGGAATTAGTCTCTGACCATCTGGACCTATCTCTCGACTTTTAGTTTGCTCTATTTGAGCAGGGCTTAGTATATTAGCTCTTGTTTCTTGTGCACCTTCTAGACCTGCAGTTTGTCCTCTAGGAATAATTCTACTCTGTATTGGAATAGAGAACGTGTGTTTGCTTTCTTTATCTGTACCAGCTAGTATCTTTTGCTCCAACCTAAAGTTAAACGCATCTGCCTCTGTTGTTCTAAGTTTAGGCACTCCCCAGTAATTTATGTGGTTTATCCAGTTCTCTTTATCAATAAAGTGTTCTGGAGAAAGCAACTCTGGAGGAAAGTTTTTAAGACGATCTGCTATATCATTGATATACGGCTCATCTAGCTCAGCATCTAAGTATAAATTAGACCACTCAACTGTTTGCCTTCTTTGCCAATCATCTATTCGATCTAAGAAGTTTGCTGAGAAGGATTCTTGAGGAACACCTCTTGCAATATCTTCAGAGAGTCGCTCATGTAGTCTGTGCAGTACTGCTAGAGTAGGACCAGTCTTAGCTAAGTTTGATTCATAGTTACCTATTTGATCATGCCAAACATCAAGCCCATTAGCTTCCGAAGTACTTCGCCCATTTTTACGTAAGTCTAGTGGCAGTGTCTCTAATCCTAGACTTTCAGCTAATTCGTTATACTTAGTTACTTGTGTCTGTATAAATCCTTCAAAAGCTTTACTAGGGTCATCTGGGTCTACTCGTCTAGCTCCTTGGAAAGATTCAATAATTGTTTCAATAAGTTCGTCACTTCTTTTCTTTGCTTGGTTTTTGTCATCTATAATACCAAACCTGCCGCTCGATACATTACCAAACTCATCTGAAAGTTTAAGGATATTTTGAATAGCATTTTGACTTGCTAAATTTAATTGTCGTTCAAATTCTCTGATCTTATATAAGTCAGCCATTTCAAGAGAACGTCTAGTAGCACGATCAGCTAGTATATCTAAAGCTTGCCCAAGTTCCCCCATCTTTGCCTCTGCTTGTTCGGGAGTAAGTAGTGCTTCTTTTCTGAATGCATCTCCAGCTTCTACTGAAACATAACTAGACTTTAGTTTTTTACCTTTTTTACCATATTTAAAATTATCTATTACATTTCTTTCAAAAATTAATCCTTCATCAATTAGGCGTATTAATCCTTTATTTACTTCAGTGTTACTCCACAAGTATTTGTACTCTTTAAACCACTGATCTCTAATTTTTTGTGGGTCTAATAATCGTTTTACTCCATCGTTACTAAATTCAATAACATCTAGTAATGTCTGGTGTAGTACATTATCCCTGTATTCTTGAGGTCGTCGTATCCATAAAGCCTCATCTACTTCATTTCGCATAATCTTACCAGCTCTGTCTACAGAACGATTACCAATACTCTGATCAAAAGCTGGTGTTAACTCATCAGGTCTTTGGCGTGTTTTCATCTCATCTAAGTCAGATTGAACGAGCTGTTCTTTCTTAGATGGTTTCATTGTCATAGGTATTTCTAGTCTTTTTTCTAGTCTTTCTGCAACTCGTCTTCTATTATCTACATGATTTAAACTAAGTCTAGGTTGACTTTGTACAAGATCTTGTTTAATTTCTGCTACTAGCTTACGAGCAGTTTCTACTGCACCTTGTTCTGCATCAGTAAGAGGATCTGCAAACTCATTTAATACTGGTGATCCTGAAGGATTAAGACTTGGATTTTGTAATCCAACCACTGTAGGGGGCGCAGTAGGTTTTCGTGTTGTTGATGATGCTTCTCTTATAAGTTTTTCCACCATTTCAAAAGCATGTACACTGTTTTCATGTTCTGAATCTTTCAGCCAGTCCACATTAGGTTGTATGGGTAACCAACCTAGACTTTCTCCTGAGTACCAATCATACTCAGATACTTCAAAGCCTTGGTGGGGAACGATAGCTCCATTAGTAAGCTGGGAAATAAACCCATACTTTCTTTCTTTATAAACATCTGGTTCTGTAAACATAAGAGCCAGCTGTGTCTTTGCTTCTTCTAAAGCACGTAATGGTTTTGCAGCTTCAATCATTATAGTCACAGCTGTATCATGTGCTACTTTTATTTGTTCTTCAGATAGTGGAGCTTGTGTAGCGCCTACAAACTCATCACCGACTCGTGGTGCAGCTAGTTGAGTTTTGAATTTTGCAAACAACTCATCGTATAATGTGACTAGACTAAAAGATAAATCGTTGTAGAGTTCTGAGCCTGTAAATGCATCTTCTCCAAATAAAGAATCTTCTGGGTTAGCTCTTGCTGAATTAAGTATATAAGGGTTTATCTCCTCTGATACATCCATTCCTGCATTAATTGCAATAGCATGATACTGCTCTAGCATCTCATCAATCTTATCCTTAACGGATTTTCTTAAAGCTTTTATAGGAGTACTAGGTCCAGTAGCAAAGCGTCCTTCTCCCTTAGGTGGTCGCATGTTTCCAATTTCAGTTAATAAATCACCAAGTATTTTATCCATACCTATGTCATTATAGAAATCAGTGTGGAAACCCAGCTCTTTTAGAATAGCTGTAGGGCTATTCTTCATATCTAATATAAGGTCTGCCGTTTCAGTTTGTGCACGTATAATTTGAATGTAGTCGTCTGGAGTTACTAGTGCAGGGTTTTGTAGTACTTCTACGATGTTGTCAAAAAGCTTGTCACCTATACCGTCTGGTAATCCAGTTAACTGATCACGTAATCCCGGAGCTTCCTGATCCATCATCCGTTCGATAGATTCTTTGCTTGCAAACTGACGATACCACCTGTGTCCAGACTTATCTATGATTCTTTGTCGGTCAAGTGCTTCTGCAAATCCAGACATTTCTCTTGCGAATACAAAAGGAAGTCCTCCTCCAATAAAGGGGATACCTCCACCTTTAGCCATGTAAAGAGCTTTACGCCATCCTTCAGCTTTCTTTACCTTATCGTTACTAAGTCCAATCATGGTCTTCCACCAAAGTTGGTTATCTCCTCTGATAGGTCCAGTTGTAGTTGTTCCTAAAGCTGCTTCAGATATTCCCTTTTGTACGAAGTCAATATCGCCCCAGACTTTTTGGTAGTACGTATCACTATTTCGTAGCATGTCTCCAAGAACAGTTATGCCCCCATCAAGAATTCCTAATGATTTATTTGTGACGTAGTTTCTTACAGCGAACGCAGGTCTCTCTAGAAAGAGCTTAGAAGCAAATCTATTTATACCATTTTGTAATCCAAGTGCAGCACCTACTTCATCTGTAAGCCCATACTTTCCAAGTATTACTCTGTGCATTTCTCCTTTTATCTCGTCATTAAACCTCGCCCAAAACTCATGTATTGTTAAGTCTTCTCCAGTTGGGTCTAATCCTTTTTTAAGAACAGAGAGTTTATCTAAGTCTATCTCTCTAAGAACATCTATTGTTTTTGCTTGGTCACTGTAAAGGACATCACTTATCTTTGCACCACGTACAAACTTAAGCATTTCTACAGGAGAATCTTCTACTTTTTGTAAAGCTTGTAAAAACTCTCTAACGAATGTATGATGTGTTACAGTCGCAGAAGCTTTAAATCTAGGTAAGTAACTTTGAAGCATATCACCTAATGCGCCTGTTGCTGTATAAGAACTTGCAATTGCTTTATCTCGACGAGAACCTTCCCATGTTTGTCCTGTAGCCCATTGCTTTAGTCTTGAACCACGAGGTTTCATAGCATGATCTGGAAGTTCTTTTCCATCTACACCTTTTAAATGGTCTACTTCTCCTATATGGAACTTATCAGCTGTTTGTGATACTGCTCTATCCAACGTCGCTAATTTATTTGCTTTAGATAGTGGATTTGTAACCTTAAATATATTTTTAAAAGAACGACCGGCATCTACAAACGTATCTGACCTGTTAATAATATCGTAAATCTCATCTATATGATCTACATTTTTTAGGACTGCAGAAGTACCAAGTGCTTTAGCTTCATCTAATATTGCAAGAGTATTAGATAACATCCATCTTGCTCTATCTGCATCAACAATATCTTTTGGTAGTTGTCCTTTACCTACTGTCAAAGTTCCCCGTAGGTTATCAAAAATTCTCATACCTAAGTTATCAGAAAGTTCCTTAACTTTAGCAGCATCTACAACAGGAGTCACATCTTTAGCAGCTGGTTTTACAAAGGGAGCACCAAGAGTATTTCGCAGTGCTCGTACCGTTTCTTTTGTACTAGAAGGATTAAGATTTACTACAGTTAACTCATCTATTTTTTTGGTTAAATTAGTCTTAAATAAAGCTTCTCTGACAACTTCGATAGCGTCGTCTACAGCACCTGCATCTATATCATTTGTTCCCCGACTAGCTCCTCTTAATGTTTCTATTATATTTGTTGCGTTAACTCCAGCACTTGTTAATCTAGGTGCTGCTTTTAAACCCATAGCAGTAGACTTAAACCCAGCTCCGATTACTTTACCTACACCCATATCAAGTAAGTTGAAGGTACCAAATGCAACACCAGCGCGCATACGTCCCCACATATTTATGGATTCATCTAGTGCTTCCTCAATTGTATAATTTTGATTTAACACTAAGTCGTTAAAGTGTGCAGCGTTAGTAAGGTGAAATTGTTTATTGGCATCCGTATGAAACTCAAATAAGCCACCTATAGCATCTTCTATATGCTGCTTTTCTTGTGCATTAGCTTTATATAAGTAGACTGAAGAAAGGTCTCTTCTAATTTTTCCACCTACTTTTGAGGACTCACTAATTCTATTATCCCTTAACTGTGCGTAGGAAGCACCTACAGATGCTTGTTCAAGCTCATCAAACTCATCAATCCAAGAATTGTATAGAGGGTTTTTATTTTGAAGCTGTTCCCCAGTGTATTCTATCTGTTCCCATGTTGGAAGATTGTCTTTAATATAACTACTACCCACTGTTTTGCGAAGTCCATAGTCAGCAACAGCTTTTGCTGTATCATATCCACCACCAATAGCCCACCATATACCTGTAAGGAATCCCTGTTGTACATTTGCAAGACCTTCTTGTGCTTGTAAAAATTTAATATTTGCTTCTGAAGAACCACGTTCTCTTGCATTTGCTACAGCTTTTTTAAGTCTTACCGGGTCACCTCTAAATTCTTCAAACAATTGTTTACGAGCTTGTTGCTTATAAGGGTCATCTTGCATAGACATATCAAAATCCCAATGAGGATTAATCAATGCTTGCTCAGCTACGTTATCTGCATATATTTCATCTGCAGCAATTACTCCACCAATAAGATCATGTCCTATATCATATACAGCACTTAATCCTTTTTTCCACCAAGACTTGTTTTCAGGTTTTACTTTGAATCCTTCTCTTAATAAGAACTCATTAGAAAGAAATTCACTCTCTAAATTTTTAGGGAGTATCAAAGCAGTCGAAGGAGGCCAAGGTTCTTGTACTCTTGCATACTCTACTTGTAATGTATCAATGTACTCAAGCACAGCTTTTTCTGCTTTTGCTTTATCATCTCCTGTCTGACCCATTTTCTGAGTCGTGCCTGAGAGACCTGTCCGTACTCCATTAAGTATTGCGTGACGTAGTACTACTTGCTGCGGAACTGTCAATCCAAGATTATACCAAACTTCTTTTGCTTTTTGTGTTTGCACAGAACTACCTGTAACCTGTAATGCATTTAAGAATAGTTCAACAGGCATGTTTTCAAACTCTTTCATACGTTTGATGGTAAGAATATTTTTTGGTTCCATTGCAACAAGAATGTAATTTTCTTGTCCTTCACCATAATCACTAAGTCCAGCAATCATTTGAGATCGTATGTTTAATAGTTGATCTTCAGCTACTCTTGTTTCTTCGTTAAACTGTTGGAGAATCTTCTCAGTTTGTTTAACTACTTCTTGTCTAACAACCGAGTTTTCGGTTATTCTATTTTCTGTTTCATACTGGTCCAATGTTGTTCTAAAGGCTTTAGGATCTCCAGCAATGAAATCTGCAAAGATAGCAGAAGATGTTTCTTGGTCTATTTTTTGAAGAAAAGGATCTATTACAATTGGGCTTCCCGTTGAAGAAGATACTGCTCTTGGTTTAAGTAAGCCTTTTCCTTGGTAGTACTGCTTTAAGTCTGCACTTGCACCTTTATTATTAGCAGCTATATCTAACCCTAGTCCGTATAATTTTGCTTCACCTGCATCAGTACCGACTTGTCTATAAGCCCAGCTTTGTAACTCAGGGTCACCTGATTTATCAACTTCTGCTAGTATGAGAGATCGAAATATATTTTTATCTTCAGTAGCAGTTTCAGGATTAAAATTACTCCATGATAATTCTGCAACTTCTGTTGCTAAGTCTTGTCCTGTTTTAGAATTAACTTCTTGTAGTGTGTTCTCTCTACCTAAAGTATCCCGGTAGTATGAAGGTATAGATTGTATACCTCTATCTAATTCGTCACCTACATCATAATCAGAAGTAGCTAGGTAATCATCTACATTACTCCTACCTTGAGAACTTGCATCATCGAAATCTCTATTTAGGTAGCTATCTCCCTGAGGAGAAGGATAGCCTTGTGGAATAGAAGTTGCTCGTTCTTCCACAGGCGCGGGGGAACCACCCTTGACCATATCACTTATTCGCGCACCGGCAGTTGGGTCACCACTACCTAGTTGAGTTAGCAGACTTTCAAAATCACCCATCTTACGTTTGTCTATTGACATTAGTTATTTGCCTTATCTTAGTTATACTTTTTAAGCCAGTCCGAACCTTGTTTATTGATTTTAGACTTATTTACTGTATCTGCAACATTACCTGTTGATCCTGCAGTAGCACCTTCATACGCTTCAAATGCGGATAGGTCCGCAGCATCTTGCGCAGCACCTTTGGCAGATAGCCCTGTGTACACACCTTGCCCTGCTTGAGGATTCATGCTTGGGTAGCCATCTTGTCCTGCTTTATTAGTAGGAGAAGGTCCAGAAAGAAAGCTATTTGCTGCTGGTGTGGGTGCTGACTGATTTACTCCTAAATTCCATTCTGGGTTTTCTGCAGTAAATTGGTTCCAAAGGTTTGCCTTACTTACGAAGTTAGGTTTAGGACTATTACCATCACCAGAATTATTTCCAAGGTACTCGTTCCACTGTGCTTCTATAGATTTACTTTTGTTCTCCGCTTGTGTAGCCAACATAGCTTCTTTCTTTGCTGCTGCCGCTGCAGAACCTCCCATAGCCACCCCAGTTGGATTTTCACCGTGTATAAATGGCGGTACAAAAGTATCAGGCGTATCTTTAAATGGTGCCATAGAAGGAGCACCACCGTCACCTGCTGGAGCACCACCGCCATCACCTGCTGAACCCGTTGGCCCTGCTGAACCTGTTGAACCTGCTGAAGCACCACTTGCTGGTCCTTGTTGTCCTTGTTGTTCACCTGCTGGAGGAGCACCGCCCCCGCCTACTGGAGGACCTTCTCCTGCTGGAGGAGTACCGTCACTACCTGTAGCCTTATCAGTACCATCACTTCCAGCAGCAGCAGCAGGTACTGGTGGTGTATATTCTGCACCAGTCGGATCATAGGTCTTAGTTTCCCCATTAATTATAATAGTTACATTACCCTCGTCATCTATCTCATAGCCGTTAGCTGGGTCGTTTTTAAACTCTTCACTTGTTATATAGTTATAGAACCCTTGTTGATTATAGGGGTTACTATCTTTGTTTCTCATCCAGAAGTTCATTAGCACAGAAGCAGGAGTAGAAGCACCACCATGAATCTGAATAGGTCCATTTTGCGTTCCATTTCCATCTGTAGGAACAAATATAGGGAGGTTCTCAGAAGAGGCAGCCCTATATCCTATGACAGTCGAGCCATCTGCAGAGTAAGCCCACTGTCTATCTTCGGGCTTTCTAGTCATATCAAGATTCCACTCTAGTGGGTTTATAAAGTGTGGATATCTGGTAGGATCACCACCGCCATCTATGTACTTTTCCCATCGTTCTAGTAGAGTGGCCTCTCCGGCTTTTGAAAGTCCTTTGTCACCCTTCGCTGCAGCTGCAAATGCCGCCTGATTTTGTTGCTCAGCAGTCGCCGCTTTAGCAGCCTTCATCGAAGCAGCCGCGAAAATCTTAGCATCTTCAAGAGCACTAGAAACTTTTGTTCCCCCTACAGTAGCAGTTCCTGCTTCACTTCCTTCAGGATCTCTATATAAAGGAGGATATGTTCCATATTTTTGCCCAGCTCCAATTTGTCCTAGTGAGTCCATTTTGTTATACTGTTCTAACCAAGTAGAACCTGCTGCAAGAATATCTGCTGCTCCAACAGCTAGTCCTGCTCTAGCACCTAATCCGTAATCCATGCCACCTTCAGTTGTGTTTACCCACTGAGGCATTGCAATATCGAATGAACTAATACTTAGTGGAGGTTGCCCAAGTCCCATAGGAATACTTACAGGTTGTTTAGCATATCGAGGGTCACTAGCAAGTCTTGCCTGACCTAACACGAATCCAATCCAGTGCTTTAACATATCTCTTTGTCGTATGTTTAGTTGCTCATCAGGGGTTAAGTTTATGAATTTATCTGTTTGGCTTACTGTTATTCCTTGTAACACACTTGGAAATGCACTATCAATTATAGACATATCTCCACCAGCATTTAGCACAGCTTGTAACCATGGTCGAACAGAAGCAGGAACTCCTTCTTGTAAAGATTTTCCTATATTTAATTCTATACTTTCATCAATTCTCCAAGATCCAGGACCTCCTTTATCATTAGGGTCCTGTGGAATAAATGTTAAAGAAGCAGGTGATGGACCTATCCATGGCATTGTGTCTATTAACGTAGGTGTTTTTGTAATTGGGTCTAATGAGTAAGCTATTCCTGTTTTAATTAACTCAGCACTTAATGCGGGTAAGTCATCTTCCCTAGGGTTAAAAGGGGAATAATTATCAACTGTTCCACTTAACTGAACGTATAAAGCTGCTAGTGAATCAGTATCTGCATCTGTTGATAAACCCAACATATCAGGATTTCTTAGTGCGTCTTTTAGATCCCACCAAGCTCCCGCATGTAGACTAATAACTCTATCTGTTCCATCTACTTCACCTAATTGACTAACTAGTTTTGATCTAGAAAGTAAGTCAAAAAGAGAAGCGGCAGATCGGTTTCCTGCGTCTGTTAATGTAATATCTACAGTTCGTGGAGTAGTTGCTCCATCTACTGTTTTTTCTATAAAATTAACTCGGATAGTATTTGGAGTTGGTTTCTCAACAAATTGGTTTCCTTCTAGTTTTTGATCAGTAGGCAAATCTGCCTCGCTATCAATTTTCGCTGCTGCCGCTGCTAGTGCGGTCCACATTGCTGCAGTAGCTCCAGAAATTGTTGCATCTTCACCATCTATAGTTACTACATAAGACTTATCAAACTTGTCTGCGTAGAATCTTTTATACCACGTATACCATGCATCAAAAAGATTTTGAGCTTCAGGGTCGGCATTGATTGCTTGTAACCCCGTAAGAATCTCTAGAATACGAGACTGTACTACTCCGTTAGGTAATCCTTTTTCAGTTGAGCCTTTTGGAGGCGTATATGTAAAAAAGTCATCTGCTGCATTGTCGGGGTTAGACGGGTCCCAATCAGGAGCTTGGCCCGGAGATTCAGTAGGATCACCTTTGACAAGACCCGGATTTGTTGTTGGTGTTGTTGGTGTTGTTGTTGCGGCGGGTGGTGTTGTTATAGTCGGAGCTGTAGTAGCTGCAGCTGTAGTAGCTGGAGGTGAACCACGTCCACCTTCTCCCTGATCAAATCCGCTTGTTCCTGCAAGTTCTCCAGCTTGTACCTTGTCAATTCCAAATCTACCATCAGAATCAGCACCTTGAAGAGTAACTCCTTGTGCTGCATCAGCTTCAAGACGACTTTTATCTGTACTCCCTAATGCAGCACCCTGATTCCATATCATATTAAACTTACCAGAAGCTAACTCTTGTCGGGCTTCCTCGACGTTTCTATGATTTGGAGTAATACTTGTGCTAGCACTGTTTACTAACTGGAAAATAAGTGCGTTACGCATTGAAATGTAATCAGTAGAAGTTGTTTCTCCAATTAGTTCTTTAATTTGTTCAGTAGCTCTATCTTCTCCACCAAGCATGGCCCAAATATCTAGATCCTGTGGAAGTATGTTAATAGGTGTGTTAACACGTATACTGTATGCATCACCAGTTTGAGCTACAGGTAGTCCAGCTTTTCTATTAGCATTCCACCTAGCAATAAGTGCATCCGCTAGTGCCATCTTAAAATTTGTTTTAGTTAACTGATCCATAGCCATTAGCGCATCCCTTGCTTGTCAATTTCTGCAAGCTTCTTCTCTATCTTAGAACCGACCTCTACCATCCAATCAGGTCCTAAATTCTCTAATACTTGTAACTGCTCTTGCGGAGGCATAGCAACATAGCTTGCCCTCATTAATGAATTGATTAAAGAGTCATCTGGATATGTATTTAGTACAGTTCCCCTAACTCGTAGGACTGCATCAAATATAGATTCATCTAGCTTTTCAGGATAAGATTTCTTAGCCATTAAACTCCCATAGGTGGTTGTATATTATTTAGCGGGTTTTCTTCAGGTATAGGAAGAGGAGTCGCGTTATCCGCCATTCCTTGATCAGCTCCCATTTGTGCTAGTAACCCTTCCATCTCCATTTGTTCTGGAGGAGGCTGTAATGGTGCAGGTGATTCAGGAGTACCCATCTGACTCATCTGTCCTCGCATCCCTATTTCATTTGAAGGAATAGCCATTTGTTCTTCTGGTATTTGATTTTGTTGAGCAGCTAGTGCCATCTCTTCTTCTATCATTTTTTGTATAGAAGATCGTTGTGCAATAGTTTGTAGCTGTGTGTCAATAAGTTGCTGCATGACAGCAGGGTTATCTTCTGCTCTAGTTGCCATAATCTCTTCTCGCCAAGCTTCTGGATCCTGTGCATTAAGTAATCGACGCATAACAACTTTAGTTGGCATAAGTTCAGCATTCTTAAGTGTAGCGGCAGCTGCAACATTTCTAAGCTCTTCAAGGGGGAACCTTGCTCGTAAGTGCACTTTGGTGTTTCGCATCCCCTTAGTATCCTTACCCTTTATATTGAAGGCAAAAGATTCTACGTTATCTTCTGAGTCCATGCGGCCCATAACTTCAATGTTACTTTCCCATGAGTATCTCTGCATAAGTCCAACTATTTTTGCATTAACATCTTCTAAAGCCATCTGCGCATTTTCTACTGGCTTATAGATTTTAATTAAAGAAGCTTGTTGTTGTGCAATTGTGTCAATACCGCTTTGTCCTGCTTGAGGTAAAGAGAATCCTTCCTCATCAAGCTGCACTCGAAAGAAGTTTGTTAAGTTATCTAAATCAGGTAAAGAACCTCTAAATTGTAGGTAGTATACATCTTCACCTTCAAGGATTTCAATTGTACCAGATCCCGGCTCTATCTCTACAGGCTCATCATTTACACGACGAATGACCATTGTTGGGTCTGCGTACAAATCTGCAATACGCATATGCCTATTGAGTAGCCACTCCATTTCAGATACACTATCAACAAGTGCATAGTTCACAGAAAGGCCCATATTAGCACCCGTTGTAGAAGTTGTCTTTGCACAATGAAATACTGTAAAAGGTAAGCAATCGTAGAACATCATAATTGATGGACGCATTACAAACTGATTATGTGCAGATACAGCATGAACAATCTGGTCACCTTCCCATGCCCAGTAATCTATTACTTCAACTGTTTTCTCGGGGTGCAGAGGTGCAGTGTAGTCGGTATCTTCATCCACGCGGTCTTCATCAGAAAAGTTTAAAACAACACCCCACTGTTCTTCTACTTCATAAACCTTCATATGCGTTCGATGTATTATAGCTTTCCATTGTTCGTGGGTTCCCCCTGCTATTGGATACACATCACGAGGATTTAAGCTTTTAATTTCTATTGGAAAGTGGTACATAGGTCGGTCGCCTTGAAACTCTGCGTCGTTATCGGCGTATTCGTTTCGAGACCACGTAGTCCGAAGTATTCCCCATCCATATAATAATTGATTGAATACTGCATCATGAACAGGATTACCACCCCATCTACGTGAGTTTAATTGGTAAACGCTATGTAGCATCTTAACTACTTTGTCTGCACGAGATGAACTAGATAACACTTCAATGATAGGGTCTTCCCCTGTCATCATAGTGTGCGCTCGTTGTACTGAGGAAAAAGGTATATTGAGTGTAACTAGGTGTTCATTCTCAATGTTTGTAGTATTATCAATTTGTTCAGACGAAGGTATATCTGTAGTCTTAGGAACAGACCTGTCATAATGATCACGGTAATAAAATCTTTCCTGTCGATCAAATTCCTGGTCTCTTTCAAAATAGAAGCTTCTTGCCCACTTTAAGTCTGACATCATTCTTTCTAAGAACTTCTCATCTCGTTCTTGATTTGTAAGAATCTCTGCTTCACCTTTGCCAGCTTCGATTCCTCTAGCGTATAGAACTTCTCTCATTATAAATGCCTCGTATTAAAGTGCTTCTTCATGGTTTGCTTTCGTCTAGGTCTTCCTTTACTTGCTATAAAAGATAGCTCTTTAGCCATTAATGCAACACCCATACTGCTTACGCGGTCGTCATGTCCTGTACCTTCTGCGCCTGTTTTTTGTCCTTTTCTAATGTAAGACTGAGCTTCATATATAAACTCCATGTCTCTAGCTGTTAGACTCCGTTGAGCAATCTCAGTTTGTAATCGACTCTCCATTATTGCTTTTGTTTTGGAATTTGTAGGCCAACCCTCTTTGTTATCCCCATCGCCTGTCTTTTTATCTTTCTTATATATAAAGACATTTTCATAACTAAAGACATTCTTCAATGCAGACAACACTGCGTAGCCGTGGTTATTTCTTTCCACAGCTAGCAATGCACGATTAAAACATCTACCTAACGCTGCAAGAAGTCCTGCAAAAGTATCAGGATCAAAGCGCCCTGCGATACTTGCGTATTGTTCCCCAGTTGCAGCATCAATTACTTGTGCCACTGAAAGGTCTCCGTTAGGTTCACCACCTGCAGGGTCCGCTCCAATTATAAAGCCTTGCCCTACTCTAGGAGTTGACCACACTTTTAATGTCGGCCAATCCTGTTGAAGATCTTGCAAGTATCCATTTCTCGCAGATAAATCGGCTAAAGATAAAGGCTCCCTACAATAGGTCTCTGCTATATATTGTAACCCATCTAGGTCAAAAATACAACCCCCTGTAGTAATAAAAGACTCTAAAGGGCTAGAAGGGTACTCTTGTTGAAAAAGCTTCTCATCTGTATAACTAGACTTCTTTTCGTCATACCAGTCGTCATCTCTTCCCGGTCGTAAGTGGTAAGGGAGGAACACTCCTTCAAAGCCATTGTCGTGTGCTTCAGCCCCTTTCCACATTTTGTAGTAGAAGTTACCTAACCCATTAGCAGTGCTTACTCCAATGAACTGACCACCTGCATCTATCGTTGGTGACAGAGCAGCCCAGTTTTTCTCAGCATGTGGATGGAATGCCCACTCATCTGCAATAACAACAGACGCAGTTTCAGAACGTCCTGCATCTTCAGTAGCGGGTAGTGCGAATACAGAAGAATGGTGT